GATGTTCCGACACAACAACCATAGTTGAATCATCAGTAAATACCATCTCATGGTCAATTAAAGGACCTGTCTTAAATAAATCTCCTGCTACGAACTGCTCTTTGTGAATTTTAGTTTCACCATGATTACGCCAATAGTAATCCATTGTACCAGTTACTAAAAAACAAGTGTGGGTATCTGTTTTGTGATAGTGATTGGCACGTAGAGCGCCTTTCTTTGACCAAATCATTTGAACATTTGCGATGTCATGAACAATAGGTAAAATTTTACCGCGGTGATCTGTAAAACCTTCTTCAAGTTCTAGTTTGTGAGTTTCCATAATTTCCTTTCAAGTAGTTACATACCAAGTAGGCACGAATCTTTTTTTCCATGAAGCTAGATGCTGCTTGTCTCCTACGTAATAATTTTTATAAGACTGAATACTATCACTAGGCACTTTGTATTTATCAGGCATTGCGGGAGTAGGTTCAGTAAAAGGTCCCATAGAGATATTATCTGGCAGTCTTTGAAAAACTTTTCTCATTCGTTCTGCAGAATGAAATTTACCATATCTAAAAGTATATTCTTCTAAAAGATTTTCCCATAAAGAATGTAGCCATCTATAGTTGCTATCAGTTTTTCTTGTCCATATACCTGAGGGGTGCATGATATGACTAGCTTTCCAGAGAATATTTTCTCGTTCGGAATCTTCTAATAACCAACGTTTAATTTTTCTATTATTAACAGTGCGGGCATAGTACTCGGTGCCATCTAAGACTCTGTGAGCAGTAGACATTAATTGACCATACTCTAAGATCATTTTTACCACATGTTTGTCGTTATGTAGTTTAGCACACTCCACTGGATCATTATGTAGATAGAATATATTCATACGGGTTCGATAGATCTCAATATTTTATTAATTATTTGTTTTGTTCTGAGAGAGAACATATTAGAAGATTTTGCTTGAGACAAGCAATGTATAATATCATATGGATCACAGTTTTCTATGGTCAAATCTGTGATTCTTTCTTTAAAACTACCAAAGATGTTTATTGCAGAAACAGTAATAAAGATCTCCTCTTCATTATATAATGAAATTTTATACCCGTTAAATAAGCGGGTGTATCTGTCCGGAAATGTGTAGATTGTTGCGCTCATATCTCGGTCTCCCGAGATATTTATTAATTTGTGCAGAAAACATCACAATGCTGTTCTCAAAATCCTAACCTCTTCTGATGGAGCCAAATAGCATCTTGCGGAAAACTTCACGCTATAGTCCTGAGAAGAAGTCATTTTAGTGAATTCTATAAGATTATTATCAATCATGCTTCGGACAAGATTCATCGCAAGATTTTCTTTTATCCATGTTTTTAGATTCGACTCATTCATTTGGGCCATCTCAAGACCAGTTACAATCTTCTGAGCCATTACAAGTTTACCTCCTATGGGTGTATCTTTGTAAGTTACATCTACAGAATCTGTTAGGTAGTTATTAGTATAACTCATTATAGCAATCCTTCCTCAGTTTGAGGTGGCGATGGTGGCTCCGAATCAGATTTACGATATTCATAGATTGGTTCATCTGGAACAACATAGGGAAAAGTTACTGGCACACGACTTTCAAAACAAGTATAATATGATTTTCTTATTTCGTTGTTTTCTTTATCACTATACCATTCCCAAAATACCTTACCATCTATGTCATATGCTTGACCATCTTTACCATCTTTGAATACCGACGAACAACGTTTGTTTTGATAGTGAGGTACACCGCTAATTGAACTAACATCGCTCCATTCATCATCTTCACCAGTCAAAGGTGACAATGGTTTGAAACGTAGTAGTTTTTGCAAACATTGTAGTGCATAACTTGCAGAAAAACCAGAATGTCCCTCGTCTGCAAACTCCTTAATCATGTGTAGCAAATGCTTTCGCATCATGCCGTTGTATTCATCCTCGTCGGTCATACCAATGCGATCTAATTCACTTTCTGCATATTGTACAAGGCTCAATTATGTTCTCCTTTTTCTCTTTCCGTATAAAACTTATAGAGCTTCATATAGTAAGCAAATCTAATCGGCTCTTGTTCCGGATTAGGCATATCTTGCTTAAACATTGCTTTCATTTTTTCATAGATCTCTGCAGATTCTTCATCTGTCATGTAACCAGTCCTCCACGAAATCTATAGTATCAACTGCATTAGTATGATGTACTGCAATACCACCTGCATTTCTAAATGCAGTTATAATACTCAAAGTATCATCAATCAATAAAGAATTTTTATCTGCATATCCAGGTTTATATTGTTTACCTGGTACGAAAATTGCAGGGTAATCAACGAACCGATCTGTTAACCATTTTTGTTTTTGTTTGGATATACTGTTATGATCGTTGAAACCACCTGTTGAAGATAGAATGGCTTTCTGCACATTTAAGGACTTTAGATAATATAACAGTATATGCGCATCAGGCATCCAATCAAAAGAAGCAAAATGCTCATCATCAACTAGAGTTCGCCACCTTTCACCAAACTTTTCATCTCGTTTTTCGCCTGGTTCATGATTGAATAGTTCAACATAGCGACGGTTAAAGTCTGCTATTACCCCATCCATGTCAATGTATATAGTTTTCATTTTATCTTTACAGATGTATCTGCAATATCTTTATCTTCGCGCAGTTCAATAAACACGGGCAAGAATAGCGATTCGACATTGCCGCTCTTGTCCTGTATACGTGCATTATATTTTACTGTAGCAATTTTTCCTATTACTTTTTTGGTATAAGCTTCTCTTTGTTCGTCACTATAACCTGAGCCTACATTCACACGAATTTTGCCGTCATCTGATTCACATACCAACGCACCTAGACGACCTCTATTTTTACCCGTGCCTTCTTCCCAATCTACAACACGAAGATCGCATTCAAGCTCACCCTTAAACTTAATCTGGCCCTTTGATCGCTTATCTTCCCAGATACCATTCTTCGATTTTAGAATTGTACCTTCTTGTCCTTCGGCAAGAAACTTCTCAAAAATTCTTTGAGCTGTATATAGATTATCTACTTCCTTTGTCCATACCAAATCCACATAGTGTCTTAATTGAGTATATGTATTAGACATATACGAAATAGCATTTCTTAACTTCGCAAGACGATCTGAATATTTCTCCTCATCTTTGCCAACAACGAAGGATTCGTAGGGAATTGCATCCCATAAAGTAGCCATCACTTGATGCGCCTCTGTCTGACTCATCGTACCTTTGATTGCTTTAGAAAGAATACCATTTCCGGTTTGCCTATTGACAGGTTTCCCCATCGCATCTGCAATCAATAACTCACCGTCAAACACCATGTCTGTTTTATAGTGTTCCGCCATACGAATAAACGGAAGAGTAAATGTCTTATTCGGAATAGTTAGTTCTTTGCCATTACGAGATCTAAATTCTACTTCTCCGTTTTTAACGATCGCATTGAATCGCATTCCATCGAGTTTAAGCTGTACGAAAGCCGGCCATTGGATTTTATCAACGAGCTTTTGGTCGTATCCAGAAGCCAACATAATTGGGTACGTCGAGATAAGACCTGGCCAAATTTTGTTTGCTGTTGCTTCTGATACCCCGCATCGGAGATCTTTTGCAATAATACGCTCAATGATTTTTGCATCTTCTTTACTCAGTGATCCTAAAATATTTTGCAGGTGTTCGATGCCCGCATGGCCTGTCAAAGTGCGACTAGATAACAATTCTAACTGATCCATCGCCTCACTTAAGGTATGCTTCTTACCGACAACATACGTAGGAATTTTTCTAATGTAGAATTGTACGAAAGGATCCAATGCTAAATAAAATACCCGTTGAAGTATTTCATTCGACTTGTTCTTAATCAGGATAGCCTCTTTCGCAAGACGAGAGTTATCCGAAGCAAGCTGTTCAAAGATGTTATAGATTTGGCTCATTTTTCCTCCTATGCCTTATTATAACACCATATGAACAAGTTGTCAAGCTCTAATAAAAGGATCATAGTTAGGTTTTATTGAAAAAACAACCTTATATTTCTGTTCTGCAGAAATAGCTTTTTCTTTGGCTTTTTCGACCGCTTCAAGAT